GGAGCGTTTGTAGCTTTAACTAATTGTGACTTTTTTGTTGCATATTACAATTAAGAGGTAGATATGTTTAAGAAAACCAAAGGTTACGCTCAAGGTGGAAAGACTAAAGGCATGAGAGCTGGCGGTATGATGAAGACTAAAGGCATGAGAGCTGGTGGTCTTATGAAAACTAAAGGCATGAAAAAAGGCGGCGTTGTTAAAACTAAGGGCTATAGAGAAGGCGGTAAAGTAGCTGGTGCTATGAGAAGCAAGGGCTATAGACTTGGCGGAAGAGTCGCTGGAGCAATGAGAACCAAAGGAATGAAAGCTGGCGGTAAAGTTGGCATGAAATCCAAAGGCATGAGAAAAGGCGGAAAGGTATAAGGCACGATAGATAGTGGCTTATTTACATAGTAATATACCGCACTTTAAGTGTTGGGTTAGACGCGAGTACACTCACAACCACGAGAAATACCATGGCGAATTTTTACACGCCATGGTCGTGGGCGTTACAACTATGCCAACCAGATGTCTTAGTTTCCAAGTTATATTCACAGGAGTTCTTTCAGAAGAACAGGAAGAGCAAGGAATGGAGAACGTGTACGGGGGAGCAATGTGGGCAAGAATGCCTATAACTGCTCTTGTTGGTGACACACCATTTGAGGAATGGCCAGAACCAATGGCAGTACATGACGCTCAGCCTTGGGATTGTTCTTCTCACAATCATGCAGTGTATGTAATAGACAGAGCGACTCCGTGCCCTTGGTTGGCGAAAATAGGAGGAGAAATGTATCCTGCTAAATACTTGTTCACAGTAGACTATGCAGAAAACGAAATTGCAGACGATCCTGCCCAGCACAAACAAAGTCATGTATTAGAACTTTTAGACGCTGGAGAATGGACAGGTAATATTGTGGCATTGCCAAATAACAGAGTAAGAGTTACACACCCAGCTTGGTTTGAGACAGGTCAAGGAGCACCTGATTTTAGACCATCGGCTCACATACATTATTCGAAATCGGATCTCGATTATACGTTGGATGTTAACAGAATATTTGATAATCTATACGCAGAGGAGGAAGACTAATGGCTGATTTAACAGTTGCACAAAAAAGAAAACTTATAAAAGAATTAAAAGGCGCGTCTAGGCTACATGCTAAGCAAGCAGCTCAAATAGAACGTTCTATTAAAAACGCTAAGAAGAAAAAATAATGACAACTTCTAGCACAACTTCATTTGACCTCAGTGTCGATGAAATTATAGAAGAGGCGTACGAAAGGTGCGGTCTCGAACTTCGCACGGGCTATGACTTAGAAACAGCAAGACGTTCACTAAATATAATGATTGCTGAGTGGGCCAACAGAGGACTCAATCAGTGGCTTATTGCTGAGAATACCTTTACTGTTACAAAAGGAACTAATGAGTACAGTTTAGGCACAGACATTATAGATATTACATCTGCTGTTATATCTCGTGATAGCACAGACTTTCAAATGTCTAGGCTAAGTAGATCTGATTATTTATATACTCCGAATAAAACTGACCAAGCGAAACCAACACAGTTCTTTTTAGAAAGACACATAACACCTAAAGTATATTTATACCCTACTCCTGAAAACTCTACAGACGTAATCAAATATTACGCGCTAACTAGAATGCAAGATGTAGGAGACTACACTAATAATATGGAAGTGGTATTTAGATTCTTACCTTGTCTCACTGCTGGACTAGCTTACTACTTAGCTATGAAAAGAGCCCCCGACAGAATACAGCTTTTAAAATCTGTATACGACGAAGAGTGGGATAGAGCAGCTAGTGAAGACATTGATTCAGTAAGTTCTAAGTTTCTGCCTCCAAGATTAGTAATATGATATGGCATTTGCATCAGGTAAACGAGCTTACGGAATCTGCGATACATGCGGACAACGCTATCGATTGCGCGATTTACAAGAACAATGGGACGGTTTCAAAACATGTCCAGAATGCTTTGATCCAAAACAACCACAGCTAGAAGCTCCCCCTGTTGGAGCTGATCCCGAAGCTTTACTGAACCCAAGACCTGACAGAACAGAGCCTTCTGCTCAAAGCCTTCTTGTAAATAATCCGTTTCTTACAACACAAGGCAGCGCAGAAATAACTGTATTTGAAGATAACCATGGACGCAGCACAGGAGACACGGTTAGGTTTAGGAACGTAGAAAACTTCGGTGGATTTACAAGTGATATTATTGAAGACCCAAATGGATACTCAATAACTGTTACAGCTAATCCTACGACAGACATTCTTAACTATTATAATAATACATATACTTTTGTAGCCTCATCAAACACAGCTACGTCAACAACTAGAGGCGGAGGTGTAGAATGCACCGTAGGGCCAGAGCAGACTCTTTTACCGCTAAATCCATTTAGAACAGGAAACGCTGGTGCGAACACAGTTATATCAGTTACAGAATTTAAACACGGCAGAGCTACAGGAGACACGGTAAGATTCAGAGACACAGAAGCTGTCGATGGTGTTTCTACTACTGTATTCGAATCATCAGATGGATACTCTATAACTGTAGTTGATAACAATGAGTATAATTTTACTTCTACAGGGACCGCTACTACAGGCGATATAACAGGCGGTGGAGATAAAGTAACAGCAGAAGGTATATCCTCTCTTCCAAGTTCTACTGCGGTACTTACTTATGTCAGAGGAGATATGGGCATAGGAGCATTAACAGTAAGTGCGGAATCTCCAAACGCTACTGTTTCCTTAACAGGTCTAGCTGGAACAGGAAGTGTAGGTTCTTTAACAGTGACGGGAGCTTCTTCTCTTACTAGCTACACAGTTACAGTGGCTAGTTATTCTGGAGCAAATTATTTTTATATCGACGGATCTAGAGCAGCAACATTAAATCTAACAGAAGGACAAACATACAGGTTCGATCAATCTGATAGCAGCAACAGCAACCATCCATTAAGAATATCTACTACAGCAGACGGAACACACGGCGGAGGATCGGCATACACAACTGGAGTGACAACAAATGGAACGCCAGGTAGCTCAGGAGCATACACTCAGATACAAGTTGCATCAGGTGCTCCTACGCTTTATTATTACTGTGCTAACCACTCAGGTATGGGTGGTCAAATAAACACCTAACAATGGCGGGATTTACATACAGCGAGTTAAAAACAACAATACAGAACTATGTAGATAGTTCTGAAACTACGTTTGTGAACACTCTTAATACTATTATTGAGCAGGGCGAAGAAAGAATCCTAAAAGGTGTTTGGCTAGATAACTTTAAAAAGAACGTAACAGGTAAAGCTACATCAGGAACTCCTTACCTAGGAATGCCTACAGATTTTCTAGCTCCATTTAGTCTAGCAGTTCTTGAAGGGGATACTTATCATTACTTAAATCTAAAACAAGTTAGTTTTATGAGATCCTATGAACCCATTGCTGGATCAGGTACAACAACGTACACAGTTACAGTGGCCAGTGGTGTAAACACTTATGGGTCAGGTAATAAGTATTATCTAGACGGTATTAACAGTCCTACTATTAATCTAACAGAAGGACAAACATATAGATTTGATCAGTCTGACAGTAGTAATCTAAACCATCCACTAAGGTTTTCAACAACAGGAAATGGTACTTGGGGCGGAGGAACAGAATACACAACAGGAGTAACAACCGTTGGTACACCAGGGAGCTCAGGAGCTTATACTGAAATAACAGTTGCGGAAGACACTTCTACTCTTCATTACTATTGTACAAACCATTCAGGAATGGGAGGACAAGCTAATACACCTGCAGGACCTGTTACGGGAAGACCAAAATATTATGCAGAGTTTGATAGCGATAGTTTTATTCTTTCTCCCACACCTAATGGTAACTACACGTTTGAGTTACATTATTTTTATAGACCCGCTTCATTAACTGGAGCTGGAGATAGTGGTACAACTTGGTTATCTACTAATGCACCTATAGCTTTACTTTATGCTTGTCTAACCGAGGCATCTATATTTTTAAAAATGGATCCAGCAGAAACAGGCTTATACAATCAGAGGTTCGAGGACGCTCTGGCTAGATTAAAAAATACTGCAGAGGGAGCAGGAACACAAAGTCAATATAGATACGACCAAGTTCGTATTCCTACTACCTAATGCTCAAAACCCCACTTCCAGAATTGGAAGGTAAGAACATTGCTTTAGTAGCAATGGGTCAAAGTCAAATAGATTATCACTTGTCCAGGACGCATAGCTTAGCTTTTGATGAAGTGTGGGCTATAAACGCTATGGTAAGTGTGCTTCCAGAGGTAAACAGAGCTTTCATATTAGACCCCATGTCTAGGTTTTTAGACACAGAAGACGCAGGTAGCATGACTCAAATTATGCGAAAGTATTTACCGCAGATAGAGTATCCGATATATACATGTGAGCTAGATAAACGTGTCCCAGCTGCGGAAGAGTTTCCGTTAGGTCCTTTGATAGGAGATCTAGGATGCGCTTACTTTAATAATACAGTTGCTTATGCTATTGCATTTGCTTTGTGGAATAAGGTGAGTCATTTAACAGTTTTTGGTGTGGATTTTACATACAAGACTAATATGCACTTTGCAGAGTCTGGTAAAGCTTGCTGTGAGTTTTGGTTAGCAAAATGCATGGAAAACAATATAGATGTGTCGGTAGCTCCTAGATCTAATTTGCTTGAAACAGACGTTCCTACAAAAGAAAAACTTTATGGATACCACAGGTTAGAAGACCCTGTTGTTACTTACATGGACGAAGGTAAGATGGGCGTTTGTAAATGGTCTGATATAATAAAACAAGAACAACCTTTTATAGGGATGATAGATAGAAATGACTTACCACCAGAACCAGAGGAATATTAATGTTTTCACTTGATTCAGAAACAGAAGTTGGTAATCTT